CTTGATGACATAATGGAGGAAGATGAATGAGAAGTGAAATAATGATATTGGAAAAAGTCTTGAAAGAAAAACTGAGTAATGAAAAATATACGGTACGGGTTTGCGGTACTAAGAACGGTAACTTACCTAACCGTGCACCGTTTATACGACAGGTGTACAGGCAGACCACACTGCATGAATTTAATGACAGTGGTATCGGTGAAATAAAACCCGCTGAACATGTGAAGGATATTGTTTACACTGTTCACGCTCGTTACTTGAAGGAAGATAAAATCAGTGAATTACACGATATGCTTGTTAAAGACTTAAATGAATACATGTACAAACATCGGTGAGTAGCGTGCCTTTTGTGCCTATTGATTACCCTCGTGAGGTGCTTGAATTATCAAGTAACGGTAGCAAGGGCTGGCGGCGCATGGTAAAAAACGCTGATGAATTAGAATCTTATTGGCGAGGTAAAAGTGGTAGTGGCAATGTGTACTTTACAGCCTATGGCTATACAGCAACACAAGCACCAAAGCATCACCGTGTGGACTACAACACCCCACTGATACATCACTTTGTGATGGACTTTGATTGCAAGGACTTCAACAACAGGGGTGTTGATGTGGCGTTTGAGAAACCTCAAGAAGAGGTTCAACGCTTACATCAATTCTTCAAGAAAGAAAATACATTGCACTATGTATGGTTCAGTGGAGGTGGGTATCATGTATGGATACCGCTATCCGAATCTCTTGTACCACAAAGCGGTGGTGAAGTTTCACGCATCAAAACATCGGGGCGTGTATTGATTAAACAATGGGAAAAAGAAATTGGTGTATTGGATTGCAATGACCCTACAGTAATGTTTGATACCAGCGGCATGATACGCATACCCAACTCATACAACGCCAAGCGTGGTGTATGGACTGTCCCTCTCACAAGTGAAGAAATCATGACATCATCTTATGATGATTTAATGGACAAGGGAATGAAATCACACACTGGATACATACCGCTTGGTGAAAATAAATTACTCATGAAAATAGTTGAAAATAAGTTTTCTCAAAACTTTGACTTGAAGCCTATTCAATTACCAACGGTAGCATTAAATGACATTCACATTCTTCCGTGTTTGTCCCAAGCGGCGATGGGAGGGGGTAACCCTCCTCACCGTGCGAGATACCATTTTGCCTCTTACTTGGCTGATAGGTTCCGTATGTTCTTCCCTGCTTGGAGAGTGCCAAACGAAGAGAAAGAAAAGCATGTACAAAACATTGTGAGCATTTGTGAACAGCAGGAATGGGTTGATTACCGCTACGAAAAAACGGAGGAACAAGTTAGAAGCATCGTGATGACTGGGTACTCACACGCTACATGTTCTACACTTTACACCGAAGGATTCTGTATGGGTAAGTGCAAGTATTACGATGGTACTGGGGTGAATTAAATGAGAAATAAACGAGTGTTGAACATGATAAAAAAATTACTGAGTGAAAATAAAGTGATGAGTACCCAACAAATTCACGAGCAAATGGTTGGTAAGCGATATTGCCCATCAAGAAATCATTTGGGAACCATTCTCGCATCTTTGCCTTGGGTAGAAGTTCATGGAGATTACAACATTAAAGAGACTGGAAGCAAGAGAAACCTGTGGAGGATGCGAGATGAAGCCCCAACTGATAATTGATAGCAACGAGCGAGGCTTGCTTTGCGAATCTATAGAACGCAAGGCACAAAGGGCGGGGTTGACTGTAGCCCGTCAAGTTCTCGTGGTAGGTGATTACTTACTTGGAGGTGCTTGTGTAGAGGCTAAGAGCATAGGTGACCTCTTTCAATCAAGCCACAGTGGACATCTGTGGCGACAGTTGGATAACATGGATGCTAACTTTGAGCGTTTCTTCTTAGTTGTTCATGGTGACATAGGAAAGTATGTGGCTATGGCGAAAAAGAATGGGCGAATAAAAACTTCATATTCAAGAGTACAAAGCGAATTGCTTGGTACCCTCGCACGCCTCATGTCCGATTTTGATTGTCAAGTGTTTTATTGCAACAATGTAAGCGAGGCCGCATCATTTATTGTGAAACTTCACGGTAAGTTACACAAGCCCGCCAGTAAACACGGAGCGCAAACAGTAAGGCGTGTAGCGTCCAATGACCTGCGCCTTGATATGATTATGACCGTGCCGGGTATAGGCCAAGAAACGGCTGAGAAATTATTAGAAAAATGTGGGAGCATAGAAGAAATGTGCTTCCCCGATTCAATCAAGCAGGTGAAGGGGCTTGGTGAAGTAAGAAGGAAGATGTTGGTAGATGTATTGACGAGCGAGGAGCCTGTACGCCAAGAGCGCAGTGTTCGTCGTTGATATATAAACCAAGAAAGAGAAAGGAGATGAGTAAAATGACACTAAAAGAATATCAAGCAGTTAAACGATTCCCAATTTTGAAGGCTTACCTTCATCACTTTTCTCAAACATCAATGAAAAATGAAATGCCGGGTTTGCTTTCATTCTTCTTCATTCAAGGTCAAACGACTTTACCGTATGTTCGCCTACCTACTGGTGATACCCACCTTGACTTGAGAGTGCATGTCTTTTGGATTCAGCCGTCCCGTACAGGGAAATCAATTGCTTGGAACTTCATCAGCGACATCATGGAGCAGGCTGAGATTCCTTTTGAGTTGTTTGCTTCGGGTACAGATGCAGGGCTGATTGGTTCAACCAACGCTATTGTTGATGAAAACAACAAACCTACAGGTGAATATGAAACGGTAGAAGGATTACTCGCAGGTCGTAAAGCAATCAACTTTGATGAAGGTTCTATCTTACTAACACCAAACAAGCACGGGCAAGAAACGGTACTGTACTTACAGACCGCATGTAATCCAGTTGGAAGTGGAAACAATACGCTGGTTAAACACATGAAGGGGAATAAAATTGAGTGCCCTTCCCTCGTATCTCTATGGATTACCACTTACCCACCGAAGGGTGTCAAGGAGTATGTTCTCACGAAGGGTATCTTTCAGCGTGTCTTGCTGTACTATAGGCACTGGGACATGGATGAGCGACAAGAGGTGAGCAATCGTCGTCTTGGTACATTCTTTGGCCGACCGCCCAAGAATGAAATCACCAAGGATGATTTGTACAATTACTTCAAGGACACAGACAAACGCATTCGCACACGATTGCAAGACATGGCTGAAATTTCTTACACACAATGGACGGAGATGAACGGTGATGAAAAGGAAGAGGTTGTACAGGAATACATGTGGGAAATGTTCACTCCGTCTAACGATTATCAAACGGCTTTGTATCAAGCATCCGATGAAATATACGACCTGTTGCGTAACATGAGTCCATCCATGTCCGAGATTGTAGCATCATTTACTCCCGCCATTGAGAATTACTTGGGTATTTTCTCGGTACACATGGCCATCCTTGATGAAAAATGGGAGGTCACTGCGGAGCATGTTGACTTGGCTCACGAGATTTTGATTGACTTATTCCAAAACCTCATCGCATGGCTTGAGGATTCGGTTGAAGTTGGTGGCAACAAGCAGAAGGAGTCTAAGGCTCACGAGGGTATGATTGCCGCTTACAACGAATGTCAACCCTACGAAATTGAAGGACATGGCGACGGCTGGCGACTTAAACAAATTTTCATACCTACTTATATGGAAAAAGCCAAAGTGTCCAAGAGCACCGCCGATAGACACTTCAAGGATTACGGTGTCTCCCTGTTTAAGAGCAAGAAGAACGGTGGGCGTGTCTTCATCCGAAAAATAGGTGATACTGAATGAGCGATATACTGGCACTTGACATTGAAACTGCGAACTTTTCTCATGAAATAGGTGGGTGGAAGAATACTCACCTGTTTGAGCCATCAGTGGTGGCTACTTGGGATGGTGACAAGGGTACCATTTATTGCAACAAATCCCTTAATCTTGATGATACTGTCAAAGCATTACACCCTCGTACATTGGGTGAGGACTTGTCCGACCATGTAGAAAAAGGTGGACAGGTTCTTGGGCACAACATAAAGGCATTTGACTTGCCTGTATTGCGTGATGCTTTAGACTGTTGGACAGCCAGTGACTTGATGAAGTCCGACTCCGTAATTGATACTCGCAACTTAGTTAGCAAGGCCGCATTGAGTGTTGGTAAAGTTGATACATCGCTTGGTATGCTTACCAAGCACACATTCAACACCAATAAGTTGATGAACAGTGCTGATGCACCTGTGGCTTGGAGAGAAGGCCGGTATGATGAGGTGGCAAAGTATTGCTTGAGCGATGCTCAACTTACCTATGACCTGTATCAGTTTGGAAAAGCCGAAGGACACATCCTATCAAGAAGTCTTGATACGGGTGAAGTTGTAGAAATAGAAGTGGATTGGTGAAAATTACATGACAAAACAGGAGACAGGAAAGCAAGAGAAAGCACAGATACATAACATCCGAGCGGCTAAGACGGTAGCAGAAACCGTCAAGAGCACACTTGGGCCTATGGGTATGGACAAAATGATGGTAGATGGTGGCGGTAATGTCATCGTTACCAATGATGGAGCAACCATCCTACGAGAGTTGGATGTATCTCACCCCGGTGGGAAGATGATTGCAGAAGTCGCTCGTACTCAAGAGTCGCTGTGTTACGATGGAACAACAAGCACAGTCGTATTGGCTGGACAATTACTCGGCAACAGCGAGATGTTGTTTGAGAAGGGGTTGCACCCCAATGTGATTTGTCGTGGTTATCACGAGGCCGCTCAAATGGCGGTGAAGTATCTCTCTGATGAGGTGGCACAAGACAGCAAAGACCGTGACAGGCTTGTGCATGTAGCCAAAACCGCCATCACAGGTAAGACACTTGAAACGGCTCTTGATGCCGTGTCGGAACTGTGCGTGAGCGCAGTGGAGAAGGCTGGCGATGCTGAGAGCGTCAAGGTCGTGTCCTTTCCCGGTGGCTCGCTTGAGGACTCATACCTGTACAACGGTGTGATTGTCAACAAGGACTTCGTGCTTGAGGGTGAGAACGATTACCAAAGCATGTTGCTCATCAACACCGGGCTTGAGACTGAGAAGGCTGAGGACAATGTGCAGGTGCAACTTGATGCAAAGTCGTATCAGTCCTTCAAGGGTGCAAGCAAAGCAGACTTGGTGGCCAGTGCAAAGCACATCGTGGATGCCATGCCGAAGGGCGGTGTCGTGTTCGTGCGTGATGGTGTGAGCGACATGGTGTGTTCATACCTCAAGAAGAACGGCATCATGGTCGTGCGCCGTATGCCCGAATCATCCATGCGTGCCTTGGGTCGCATGTCCGGTCTTGACATCGTACAGGTGCCGGAAGAGATTGAGGGTGCCGCTGTTGTTTCAATTACTCGTGAAAGAAAAAACGATGTTTGGTATTTATTTGTTGGTAGCGAAGAGGAGAACGAAGAAGCAACGCTGGTCTTGCACGGTGCCACCACGCACACGCTGGAAGAAGTTGAGCGTGGATTTGATGACGCACTGGGTGTAGTTTCACTGGTCATGAAGAGCGGGCAGTTTGTCGTGGGTGGAGGCAACGCCTATGTGCGTATGGCCACGCACCTGCGCCAACATGCCGCCTCGGTGGGTGGACGGGCACAGATGGCCATTGAGTCGTTTGCTGATGCGTTGGAGGTCATTCCTGCCACCATCGCTGAGAACGCTGGTCATGACCCGCTGGACACGATTCTTGCTATGCGCCACGAAATTCTACAGGGTAAGGTGTCAGTCGGCCCCGATGTCACTGAGGGTGGTGTACGGGACTTGCTGGCTGATGGTGTAGTTGAGCCTGTAGCACTGGTACGCCAAGCCGTGCTGAGTGCAAGTGAAGTCACCAACGCCATCTTACGAATTGACGACATTGTTGCTCGCCGCCCCGTACAGTGATAACATGGGTAAACTGATGGACAGGTTAAGGCAAAAGTGTAAGATGTGTGGGGCACATGAAATCCCTCGCAGGCTTACTGGACGCTTTGTTGATTATGACAGTGAGCGTGTGTACCTACTACACTGCCGCCAGTGTGGTTTGTTTTGGCTTGACCCTTCAATCAAGAAGTTAAAGCCGTACCGCTTGAAGAACATCTACCTCCATCCATCTATGGATGAAGAAGAGTAATCACTGCAAACGCACGAAAGTGGGCGTGCTGGCGTGGCTTACGGTACAAACGAAACGGCCATAGCCGCTGGCCGCAATTGTTTCACCAGCAAATGTAGCAGTGTCGCCCGTATCTTGATTCTTGATTTCAACGATGTAACCAGCCGGGAACGCTCCGCTTGTTGTGATAGCACATGTGCCACTGCGTGTGGTGAGGATGAGGATGTTAGCGTCTGCTGATGTGATGGTGAGGGAAGTAGCGGCGGTAGTTAGCACACGGTCAAACACAGAACGGGTGTATCTGTCAGCGGCATCTGTACCAAAGGTTCCACTGTAATACAACACATCCTTACCGCTGTCTCCTGCTGTTGTGCTTGCTATTTGGGCACCAAAGGATTGCCATAACGCACCAAAGCGACAATTATCCGCACTAAGGCTTCCTGTGTCTTGGTTGTAAGCGTCAAGTTCAGTGTGTAAATCAACGGGAGTGGTAGCCCCCACCGCACCGCTGGTCACTGGTGATAGGTACAGTGGGGTAGGGCGCACGAACACTCTCTTGTCGTTGCTTTCAGTGATGCTCAATTTCATGTCACCTCCCGATGCAGAATAGACAACACGGATAACTGCAAGCACCACGCTTTGTTTCACATCAAGGCCACTGGGTTTTGGATTACTGAGGAAAGCAGATGGGGTGGTGGGGTATGTGTTGGATGCCGTCGCAACCGCTGAACCAATTTCCCATGTGATACATTGATTCGTTGTGTCGCTTGAAATGTACACAACAATCAGTGCTTCTTCTCCCGCACTCAAATAATTACTTGCGTATGTAGCACGAGCGTGTTGGCTGGTTGTCGTAAAATCTACATCTTGGGAAGAACCCGGCCCACCTGCGAACTTGTACAACACCCCGTCAAGCACCGCATGACCACCTACTATGCGTATCCTGTTGGGATTATCTACCTGCTCACATACACCGGGTAAATCTTCGGGATTATCACGAATGCTTGCCGTACCTGCTGTGTCTTCTTCCAACATGATACCGTTTCCATGCACACCCTCAAGCATGTTTGTAAGCGAAGGGCTGGTGATATGCTCACCGTCCTCCAAACTGTCCGTAAAGACCCCGCTACCCGTCATGGATGCTTGGTTTGCCGCCGTGTGTCCCGATAGTGGATTGCCTGTCATTATGCCACCTCAATTGCGATTTGAATTTTGAGTTCGTTTGCTGATGATTTGGTTATCGGTGAAATCGTGTACCGTGCCACGGGCGTGAACTCGCTTGTGTCTCGGAACTGAATGTACACCTCCTTGATTTGGTCAGCAAATATGGTATCGTAGGGCAGTTTAGCCTCAACGAGCAGGGAGGTGTCATCAACCACCGTGATGGTGGGGGTGAGGGTGATAGCAGGGCGACCCGCCGAGCCATCATCAGTGGTGGCTGGTGTACCGTCAAAACCCAAAATCACCTCGTTGATGTTGCTGGCGAGCGTGTCAAGTAGCAACCGCCGCATGTAATCACTAATCGGCATAAATGTTCCTCCGCTCTCTTGTTTTGTTCACACCAATGGGCAAGCCGTTCTTGCCGATTTTACCCCTATCGTGTGTTCCCTTCACACCACCGATGAGGTATGCCGTGTTAAATACTCCTCTTTCTTTAACCACCGATACGATACGCAATTCCACCTTGCCGAACAAAGCCAAGTTCTGTTCCACTACCTGCACATAGGTAGCAGGGTTGCTGTCGTTTGCACCCACGCTGGTACCCTCTGCCACGCCCTGTAGAATGCCCTCAATACCCGTGTCAAGGTTCATCATCGTAAGGTCGCTCATGTTCCTCATCGGCATATGTTTGATTTCCGTGACGACCTTATTGCCACCGTCATACTTGACAGTCATACCGGGACGCAGGTTGAGCAGGTTAAGATGACCACCACTGGATATAGAGCCACGGATAAGCGAGCGTGATTTGAGTACCTGTCGTGCGACACGACGGGCGGCGTTGGTGGTGCGGGCGGTGTTATCAACGATAGGTGCGCTGTCCTCTCGCACCTCCTCTACCTGTCCTTCTACATCGTCCACCGTGACAATTACCAAGTCATTGAGAGCCAGCGGCTGGCCTTGCACAGTGACACGGTTGGAGATGTTCTCAATCGGGTTATCGGTCTTGGCACCGAATCGCAGGTTCTTGTCCACGAATACGCTCGCCTCACTAAATGTGATGGGGATGTACAGCAGGTTGCCGAAGCGGTCAAGCAGGAGCATACGGCTGTCATGACGGCCAAGGAAGCGCAGGGCGGTCATGAGGTTCATGTTGTTGAAGTCTTGACCCACGAAGCGTGTGCTGTGTTTGCGTGCTGATGATGCGGTAACATTCTGCGGGCGTGAGATGTTCACGCTGGTTGCACCGCTGTTGATGGACTCACCAAGACGCACAGCCAAGTCCGTAGTACGCAGGCCCACATCCACAGGCTGGCCGAGTTTGACAGTGCGACCAGTGAACCCGATACCGTCCAGCGTCTTGCCCTTCATGTTGCGTAGGTTCACCAGCACACCAAACGATGATGATTCAACCGTGTGCGGTAACAGGCGTTGTGCTGATGCGTCAGCGTTGTAGATGAGCATGGGGCTGTTGGTGCTGGAAATTAAATCATCAGCAAAGAAAGGGGCAGTATTGAGCGAATGGCCGGGTGTGTTGTTATGCGACAATTGGATGTACGATTCGCCCTCAAGGATACGGTAATTGCGTTGCGGCATTACTTGTAAATTACGAGTGTTTTTCTTTTCCACCGTGACCTTGGCCTTGTTTGCCTTCTGCACACTGATGCGACCGTGATGAATGGCGTTGTCCACGAACACGGGCTTACGCACATGGGTCATGACCTCATCTGCGTCGGTGCTGTACCGACCAGTCCTTGTGTTTTTAAGAACGGTCATCGTATTCCTCCGTTTGAGGCCACCATCCAAGGTCTTTTACAGAATTTTCGTAATCAATGAACTCTTGGTCACGCTTTTGCTGTTCGGGATATAGGCTATTATTCAATCTCGCCCACTCACTTGTTCTTCCGATTCTCACAAGTGCTTCGGGTGGAATGTTTTGTGGAATTGCATATGAATTGAAAATCTGCCTTTCTCCGAACTCATCGGGAGAATACGATTCATCCAAATAAGCATCGTTAAGCCTATTACCTCTTATTCCCCATACATTCATCGCTCCTGTGGGTGAACGAGCCGATACTTCACCACCCATATTGTGTACCATCCTTACCACCTTTTCCATGTTGCTCGTCGTGGGTTCAATGTTGTTATTGAGCATCCATGCCCAAACTGCTTTTTCGGGCATACTTTCACCATGATAATGCTTCCAACCTTTTGTTGGTAAAGCCTTCATACCCTCGCTTTGGATTTGTTTTCTGCGAGACTCTTTTGTGTAGCGTGCGCCTCTCACCGGCCCATACGAACTGGGAAAGTCGGGGTGGAACTCGCCAAGTTCAGTTTGGCGTGAAGCCTTGAGAAAACGCCATGCCTTCTCAAACACCATATCAAACCCTCAACAGTTCCATCGCTTCAAGGACGCTCCCTTTGGTGTGAGTTTACCACCTTTGCTGGTCGGGCCTTTGACACCCGACATGCGAGCGCAAAACGACTTACGACGCTTTGCTTTCTTTGAACCGGGTTTGAGTTTACTCGGCTTGGTTGTCACGGGAGGTTTGAGGTTTGAACCTTGTTCACGCTTGGCCTTCGCTCGCCCCTTAGCGTTCAGTCCACCTTTCTTGTGGTGCTTATTTGGGTTGTAGCCATGAAACGGTTTTTCTTTCTTGGCTTTCATCACTGCAAAGGCCAGTTCAGCAGGGGAACAACAATCACAAAAATCGTAATCCATCACGAAGCATCACCACTGTGGTCATTTGAATTGTAGGTTACATCTCCTTTATGTCCTTTTGGATGCAAAGATTGAGAGAAGCGAGGTTGAACACTGAAATCCATACGCTCTTCCTTACTCTCACCCTCTTGATGGGTGCGGCGGCGAGCGGCATCTGCACGGTGGTGTTGCAGGGTGTTTTCGCTTATCACGACACGAGTAATCTCGTTGTCCAATAACGATGAATCAAAGTTGCTTTCACCTGTACCAATAATTTTCGGGCCTTGACTCATAGGCACAGTGTCGCTTGCGCTGATGTCCATGTAGTATGCGGGCGCATATGGTGGATTGGTGTCGGGATTGGTGCTACGGATGTAGGAGCCTGCCGATGCTTGACCGTTGGTTGTTTCGTACACATACAGTCCGTACTTACCACCAGCAGTGGCACCGAAGTAGTTGCTACCGTACTGTGGGCTTGACGAGTGCAAGTTGAGGTTGGAGCGGAACATCTCAGCGTGTTGTTTGTCCAGTAAACGAACTGGGCGCAACATGTAGGAAATGCGCTTGTCGGTGAGGTTGGTGCGCTGGTGCCCGTTGGTATCAGTTTGATACGGGTTGCTTGACTTCCAATGAGATGCGTTATTGGTAAATCCATATTTTTCTGCAAGGTATCCTTCAACTTGTTGTTTTTCAGTAGCCGTCATTTCCCTATTATACTGAATGACCTCGGCTATTTTCCCATTAAGATAGAATGAACTGGGTACACGACCTACCATGTATGAACTATCATCTGCTTTGTAATACGCATTTGTAGAAGTGTAATTACCAGTGCCTTGTAAATTCACTAAATAGGTAGCAGAGCCGCCTATACCGTCGCCACCTGTTATTGATGCAGTAACAAGTTCTGCTTGTCCTCCAACTGCTGAATTTGTACCAGTAGCAACAGTATTCCAAGCAGATGAACCAAAAGTCAAAGTTACATTTGTACCCGATGCTGTCGGAGGAAGACTTAGCACTATGTGTGTACTATCAGTAATACTCGCTACTGTAGTACCCACAGTAATCCCCGTACCATGTACTAAACGACCTACTACCATTGCAGAAGTGTCATCCATAGTAACAGTGGTGTTTCCGGCTACTAAATCACATGTAGCATCTACTACAGTATTAGATATACTTCCACCCCACCATTGCCATTTATTACCCGAATCCATGCGTATGTACAGATTATATCCAGCACGAGTAACTGGACTGGAAGTTCTTGACTCAATTATTCCATGTATCCCTCCATCATCTGCATCAGCCCATGCAACAAGGAAGAGAGTTATTTCATTTGTATTCAAACGAGCATCAAAGTCAACCGATAAAAAGTCATTACCGTCACAATCAACGACAGGCATGTTGTTGACATTAGAGGAAGATGCAATATACGAAGGTTGAGCAGATGCACTTCCCTGTGTTAATTCAATACCATTTGGCCCACTATCTTTCCATGATGAAACGGCATCACCATCAGCCAAATCAAGCGAGTCGGCTTTGAGCCACAACGCCATACCCGATGTAGGTATCCCACCCCATTCGGTGTCGTCAATGGGTGATACGAAGTTACGGGCTTCTGCGATGTAAGTGCCACCGAGTGGGTTGAAGTTGGAGGTATGGGAGAGGCGCATAGCACCACCCTGTGGTTGCCCTCCAAAGTCAAGGGCGGTGAGGTCGTAGTGTCCAAGTGTTTGCGAACCTGCTTGCATACCACCTTGCATAATGACACGCTGGCCTACACCACGGTCGGAGTGCAGGCTGTGAGCCTCAGTGTTAATGGCGATGAGGTTGTCATCCACACCCTCTACATTCTCGGTATCAAGTCCAATACGGGGCGCACTGCGGCTTACAGCATCTTTGTGTGGTGAATCTCCACTCACTGTTTCTACACGGTCACTTACTACGGCTTCGGGCTTGAGCAAGCCGTCTTCTGCAATGTCAAGGCGTGCGCTGATACCACGAGGCACCTCATCAGCCTGTAACACATCGTTACGGGCACGAATGTAACCGTCGTTCATGTTCGGCTCAGCGGTGTGATGAGACAGCACAACACCCGATGCGTGATACGGCTCGTCAAGTGCAGTGAGTACATCTTCATTGAAAGCAGTAGGATAGCGGAGGCCACGCCCGTGACCATCATCCCCAACACGATGAGCGTTGGTGGGGAAGTACACATCCACAAGTTCAGTAGTGTCGTTGTTGTTGGTGTTATTAAGACGACCACCAAAGCGTGGAACAGTGACACCAGCCCCTACCGAAACATTGCCACTTCCGTCAACCAATCCTTTCATGTTGACAATGGATTCTCCCCCGTTGTAGATACGGTCATAAGGAGATTTGTCGTCCACACGGTCATACTCGTACACATCGGCGGCATCCCAAGCAGGACGAATGCCGAAGCCACGAACAGGATGACGGCGCACATCCTCACCACGAGTATTGCCCCACCAATCTACCAAGTAGTAGGCTACAGCCTCGTCCAACTTGTAAATGCCCTTACCTTCGCTATCGCCCCACCAATCACGAAGCACTGTATTTGCGTTTCGTAGTGTGCGAACAGGACACCCGAATGGGCGGGTTACACGCATACCGTCGCTATAGCGCACTTGCCATTCGGGTTTATCCACACCGAGCATACCGGAGAAGTTGGTCTGCCGTTCCATAATACCGAGTTGGGTGTTGGGGTATGTGCCATTGGAAAGACCGCTACCACCTGCGTATGTCCATGTTTCAGTTTCACCTTGCACAAGTGGCCCGTGTGGATAACCTGTGATTATTTGTGAAAGAGCAGGGGTGAATGTTAGAGTACCGTTGGTCACCGCTCCACCTGTCGTTGATACTGAGAGTTCAAATGAGCCAGTAGTTACACTTGCTACAGTAGCACCATCGGGAATACCAGTACCACTTACTCCCATTCCAGCGAAAATTAAGGATGTTGAGTCCATTGTAATCGTAGGGTCGTTGTTGTAGTCACATGTTGCATCTGTGAATGAAAGAGAGGACTCTCGGAAC